TTTTGTTATATATAGTTATATATATATAACTATATATAACAAAAATTATAAGGGAATAATAGTGTACCCCCTGCGACGCAAAAACTTGCGCAAAAACTCGCGTTTCGTTTGCACGTGTACCCAACCCTAACCCTAACCCTAACCCGGAAGACTTGGCGTCTGGTGTCTGGGTAAGCCCTTACCCGGGTAAGCCCTTACCCTCGTACCCCCTGCGACCAAAAAACTTAACCCCGGCGCTGGTGTCTTGTAAAAGAGAAGCTTACGCGTGTTAGGATGGTAGGCTTATTTATACCGTATTGGACGTATCGCTGTCAGGACGGTAGCACGACAAAAAGATAGCTCAGAGGGACCTAGCAAAAATAAGACGCCTAAAAACGCAAAAAAAGAGCTTTCTAATTTGCCAGGCTAAGCTACTGCTTAAAGACCTTGTTAGATGGGCTTAGGTTACTAGAGGGCTCTGAGGTTCACTATGACTCGCGGGGATGGCTTAAGGGAGGGTCTGACTTGTGTTACCTGCTACAAGCATCGCTACTGGCGGTAAAGCTTATCGGACCTCGCCCCGGACTGACTAGCGAAAGGCTTGCTTACCCCTATAGAGTGTTAGGTGTGCGCTTAATGGGTTTCTAACCCGCGGCTACCATCCCGTGCCTTAGGCCGAAGCATGTACTATAGGAAGGGGGCATGCTAAGTACCTAGAAGGAATGGACCGATATGCCTTTATACTAGACCCGCCCTTAAGCCAGTCCTTTGGGCTCATAGGGTTCTGTCGTAGCAATCCCTAACACCGTCAGTGTCTTACCTGTGACAATCATGTGCTTGCCCGCCCTTTACAGACTAAGTAAATAATCAACAAGTGAGTATAAGATGTCTATCACATTTAGTGAGGATCGGGCCTTGGAGCTCTTCAAGATGATGCACGACAACCAACGTGCCATTGAGGAGCTTTCATCTCGAATGGATGAGAAGTTCGCCTTCCTTGAAGGGGTTACTCAAGGGCTTGTGAATGGAGCTCGTGATGATGTCAAGCAAGACATCATCTACAAGCTGAAGCAGAGCATTGGACATGTTGAGACTCAAGTCAAGATCTCAAACGAGACCATTGAACGAGTTGAACAGATGACAAGCTCAATTCAAGACTCTCCAGTCCTTGCAAGTGAAGTCGACTTCCAGGAGATGGCCGTCAACATCGAAGAGGGCATCAAGGATGCTACAAAGCAAGCGATGAAGGCTTCAAAGCGCAAGATCGAAGCTGAAGCAAAGATCGAACTGCTTAAGGCTGAGCTTGCAGAGAAGGACGCGAAGATCAAGGAGTTTAGGGAGCTTCAGGAGAAGACCCGACTCTCAAAGCAAAAGCGTTCTGAGTCTCAGAAGCGGGTCTGGCAGGAAGGCCGCCGTAACAAGCGCACTGAACGCGAAGGCGAGGCCGACGAAGAGGCTACTAGTGAACCAGTAGCTTCGTCAAAGAAGGTGTGCATGAAGCCTGTAGGTCATGATACGATGGTTACGCCTAGCCGCCCATCAAAGCCTACAAGCTTCACACCGCCACCTGTACCCAGGAAGGCGCCCGCACCTTCAAAGGCCGGCGCGGGTAAGCCCGAGTCTTCAGACGACGAGGAGGATGAGGACGAGGAGGACGAGATCGAGGATGATTCGGAGTAAAGGAGTAGTAACAAAATAATCAAAATCAACAAACAATGAGAGCTTCGGCTTTCCTTTATTTCGCCCATATCACGTGTACCCCCTGCGAGCAAAAGACATGTAATCTAACAAAGTGACTACCAATCTTCCCTCCCTTAACAGTAACACAATGGAAAGCACAGTGAGTCAACATCTCACGGATGTAGGAACATCCATCATAGACCTTATGATGCTTCACCGTGAGCGTTCGGGCTTCCTGCATGATACCGTAGAGAAATTCCAATCCTTCACCAATGAGCTTCGGGCTCGTTCTGAAGTCATGAACGACCGTATAAGGGAGATGGAGCCTTTGGTCCACTGCTTACACAACGGCTTACACATGGCGATGCAGGACCCTCGCCTCGACCTGCGAGTTCTGATGGCCGAAGTGCAGGAAGCTAGTGCACGGGTCGTCAGTGCTTCGCAGCAGGTTCAAGAGCTCATCGTCGCGTGGCAGGGCCAAGACAACGCGTCGCAGGGGGTACACGGGGGTGAAGGAGTGGGAGGGGTGGGAGGGATCGAGAACGGCGACCCACAAACTCCGTCATCTGGACGCGGTCTTTCTATCCCGTAGAGATTCAGCGTATACAAAAGTTTACATAACCCTAACGCGTTCATCCATTCTTTTCAGATAACGTTAAGCCCTACTCGGCGCATTACAATTCTCGAGGAGAAGCTCGAGCAAACCGACAAGGCCTTTTCAAGCTACAGGAACAGCTTAAACGATGACCTCTTCAACAGCGCAGACGAGCTTCGTCGGATGAAGCAGAAGCTTGATGGGTTTCAGGCCCATGTGTACGGCCATCAGATCGAGATCGGAAACGTGAAGGAGTATGCTTCTGGTCTCGAAAAGCAGATGCTGGATCGCGACCAAGAACACCTCGATGCCAGTGACCGCGTGGACGCCCTATGGGAGAAGGTAAAAACGCTTTCTGAGAAGCTAGCAAAACTCTCGGAAAGCCCACCGGAGACTTCATCACCACCACCTATACCTTCAAGCACAGATGATACTTCAGAACGTTCAACACCTCGCATCACTCGACTCAAGGCACGCCTCGCCGATGTAAAGGCGCAAGTTGCTTCGTACAAAGCTCGAGCCGAAGCAGCCGAGATCTCTGAGCGAGAAACGAAGGAAGAGCTTATCAAGATCACCACGCTGTACGAGAACCTCAAGGCCGCGATCGAAGCGAAGGCCGAGAAGGAAAAAAGAGCCAAGGACAAGCGTTCTGCGGCGGCTTTACAAAGCTGGGCTTCACGCAAAGCAGAAATCCCAACAGGCGCTTCTACGGTTGCCGAACTTCTGAGTCAACGCCCAATGGGGGTTCACATAGGCGGAAAGCGCTTTAGGGATGGAACTGTGCCCAGACCTGAATCTTCGTAGAGTTGCAACTCTGTTTAAAATGGACTTCGATGAAGTCTTGCGTGGTGTGACAGACGACCCCAATGCAACAAAGGTACTTGAGTCTGTAGTGGACTCCACTGACTATAAACACTTCAAAACAGCACTAGTTGCTCTTCTTATCATCGTCGTACGCAACTTGTTAAAGGATTTTGGAACTTATGTGGTACCACTAATCACCACACTTCTAAGGGGAAAGCATACACAGAAGGAGACATAATGCCAGCATCAAGTCACTACAAGGCAAAGGGGAGACCAACAGTACGCAAGGCAGTTACCGCGCTTAAAAGGGCAATTGCGCGTAGGGGTAAAGGTATTCGTCGTGGGCGTCGTGGGGGTTCGGGTTGGAATCTAATTGCGGATGCTTGGAAGAGCATCCCAAGCGCTCTTGGGAATTTGCCCTCGAGCGCTACTTCGAATGCAGGTGCCGAACAATGGCTCAGGAGTTTGGGTATATTTGGTTAGGATTAAATACGAATGAAGCTCTTTAAGTCGAATGACGGAAAGCATAAATGGGTTGCCGAATTCAAGAATGGAAAGCGGACGAAATTCGGTGCTCTAGGTATGGACGATTATACAAAGACACACGACAAAAGACAGCGACAGAGGTATCGTTCAAGGCACAAGAAGGATCTAGCAACACACGACCCGACACGCGCGGGGTTGCTTAGCTACTACCTTCTTTGGGGAAACAGTCCAAGCATAAAAACAAACAAGCGAATCTACGAGAAGCGCTTCCACGTGTAGAGACTCTGACTACTTTGTATTACCATAATCGAATAGTTTGCATTAAACGTGCAAAGCAATACACTGTAAAAGACAAATAGTGTAAATTAAAAGCTGAGAATGGTGAGTTACGAAGGCGATACACACGACGGTGCCCTCTGCTTAACGCGTCCTTCACCGGCAACGGGAATGGAGAGGGATGATAACAAGTTCTTTACGTCCGACATGGCTGCGCCTGGTGTTACTCTGTTCAATATGAACGTGCATGCCATCCCAGACCGCGATTATCTTATCCGCTACCCACAGGGTTTGTGGAGCGGTAAGTCGCTAGAGTCTGACGCGGACTTTAGGCATATCCGCGGCTTTGGGGGTCAGAATCCGCCCACTGATCAGGACATGAAGGTCGTCGAGAAGCTTGCTACGAATTACCTTACGTACACCTCTCACATTCCTAATGCCACCCTGGCTATGCGTGAGATTGAGACTAGTGGACCTATCTATATGGATCCATACACCTCTGGTGGATCAAGGTTTGCTGGTCGTGAGCAGGAGCGCATTGGTGATAGGGCGTACCGTGCTGGCGCCCTTCACACTCGAATCGGAGACCATCCTTCCATTGCCCGTATGCGAAAGCATGCTGAGGTTCTTGGCGCAAAGCTAAAGGCGCTCGACCGCCTTTCCCATGGCGGAACTTGCTGCTAATTGTTAGTATTGTTCAAACGCAACATTCTTAACCAAGTCTCTAATCGTCGCTCCAATCCCTGACAGGTTAATCGCGTGACTACTAACACTATTAGGAAGGCCGCTACGGCCCTCAGGCGCATGACGGGTTTGGGCAAAAAGAAGCGCCGCGGTGGCTTTCTGAATGACCTCTTCAAGACGATTGCTAATCCCAGCTCGTGGGGTCAGAAGATCGGCGAGGAGATCCTGAACCCGAACAGTGTATCGAAGCAGCTTTACAAGCTGTCCCAGACCGGCATGGGCAAGAGGCGCCGCGGTCGTGGTGTTACGACGATGCCCTACTTCGGTTAAGTGTCATCTTCTCGATCACGCTTAGCCTTAGCTTCATCTTCTCGCCGCTTCATGATAAGAGCGAGAGATTTATTAAAGTTTGACACTCCTGTAACCTCGTCCTGAGATGAATGATCTGATAGTGGAGAATCAATAAGTATCGAAACAGGAGAAAAAGGGGCAGGATTGCTGAGTTGAATGAATTGTAGACGATCAGCACTCCAAACCCCAACAGGAGGCATAGCATTAGAAAAAAATATAACATGGGGACACTTGAAGCTCTTCGTCTTACTCATATACTTGGAACTAAAAATGCGACCGTTCTTTAAAGACTCGGCGCATGTATACAAATCATTACAAAGCTCTAGCTTCGTAGGCCTTGAAATGTCAAAAATTACAATTGGCTGAGATTGATATGCAAACGCGATATCCTGAGCACGACCACTAAGCTCGATTGCATTCATCTCGCAGCACAAGTATGTAGTTAGACGGCTCTTGCCCATTCCTCCCTGCTCATCATAAAACCAAAAAATCCAACGTTCATGAGCTGGAGCTTTCAGCTGTTCAATTAAAGCTTCCTGCCAGGGGCGTGGAATAAATTCCTTGTCCGTCGTAGTTGGCTGTACAATATCAGCAAGCGCTTCAATACCATTTGGATATCGCATGTATAAGCCTGGATATTTATGAGCAACAATCTTCCTCCCTTCAATCATGCCCTTCTTCTTAAGAATGTCTCTTATCTCTTCATAATCATTTCTAGCACCTTGCTCTGACTCTCGGCAAGATGAGCCAGCTTCCCAATCCTTGTGGAGCAAATCATACGATTCCATCTTACCTTTAGGATTTAGTGCAGCAGTGGAATATGTATCGCGATCTTTAAGATTCACAGCCTTTAGTATAACGTCTTGACCAAGCCACTCCCTCACTTTACCAATGGGTATCTGATTCTTAAATTCAGCATAACCATGAAATGTGTATGTGTTAAAGTGTTCATATTCTTCCTTCGCGACACTACCACATGAATATGAATTCAATAAGGCTGTAGGACATATATCTGGGTTCCAATCGGCAAGCGCGTCTCCAAGACTTTCAACCTTCTCAGGGGTAAATCGTATCTGAAAAGTAAATGCGCGTGACTTTGTTGGGGTTTTCGGAGAACCCCCTGCAGACGAGATCGGATCACTCGCAATACTCATAGCCTGCATTGCGAAGCATAGGAAATCTGAGGAATGTCCTATGAGGAAATCAAAAGGCGTGTAGAACTTGAAAACGCGCTTCTGCACGACCGGCGCATGGACGAGGCCTTTCTACAAGACACAAGAATTGAGCTTCAAGATATCCTCAGAGAACCAGCACCACAAGACCCATCAAAAGCCATAGAGCGAACAAAAAGATGCGCTGATTTGCTTTCGATGATCACAGATGCGCAAGGACCAGGACCTGTGACAGCGGCTGACACGATCAAAATATTACACGAAACCTTCTTTGCGATCGCATACAAATATGGCGTAGAGGAAGGAAAGAGACAAGCGACTCAAACACCGTCATCTTGTGCAGTGTGTGCCGAACGAAGGAGAAGAAATCGAGAGGCAGCGGCCTTGGCTAGAAAGAGATCTAGAGGAGAAGTTGATGACGAATCTGAAAGCGAGGATTCGGCCACAGAAATACAATAACGATAAATTTACGCGTCAGTGTCCTGAATAAAATTATTCAGTGGATTTTTGTGCGTTGCATTGATTCCCTTTGCGTTCCCTAGCAAACTGCCAGTGTTTCGATGGCACACATTCTACCTTCCAAAGGAAAGTGGGCAAGTCTTATTGAGTTCGAGGCAGTTAAGACAGGAGCAACTACAGGCTTCGTCAATGTTGTCGGTGGTGCAAAGACGATCCAGTTGGTGGCCCGCCAGACTTCTCCTGTACCATGCCGGAAGCCTGCGCTCCCATGGGGATGCACCGATCTCGAGTCCTTCCTCGGAACCAGGTACAAGGGAAACCTCACTGTCGCAGTTCAAATGACCCCGGAGATTTGGGATTCATTTCACGATCTTGACGTCAACTTTGAGAAGTTCCTCATTACGAACGCGAAGAAGCTTTTCCCGCCCAAGGATGCCGAGTTTATCCTGCGCGACAATTCAGCTGCTTCGCTCAAGTACCCCAAGCCCCTCGCTCGCTTCAATGCAGATGGAACGCCGGACTACAACTCCCTCCTACGTTTTCGCATCAGCGGGCGTGGTGGTGAGGTCAAGTCGTTCGACGTCAAGGAAGGCTCCGATGGCAACCCTTACACTACAAATGTAGTCTACAAGGATCAAATTGACCCCCTCTCGTATGGTGCTACGCGCATGATCATGGTTACTGGAGAGACCTCACACGGCTCCAAGACTGTAGCGACCCTTGTTCGCCGCGCTGGCCCTCTCGCCCCTGGAGAGCACAAGATGCGCCATGTCGGACCTGGTGACATGCGCGATGGAGTTGTCGTCTCATTGACGTTCAAGGTCAACTATTGGACAGTCGTAAACCAGTCAACTGCTTCGATCAATCTAAAGGCAGAAGAGATCATTTTTGAGAACAAGGACACGGTTGTGCCCCTTCCCTCGGGATTCGTGCTTTCCAACGACACCGAGGAAACCTCGCCATCTGGAAAGCCAGAGTTCCTGGAGCCTCTTCTTCTTCCCATCAAGCGCGCTCGTTTCGAGCAACCCCCTCGTTTCGAGCATTCCTCTACATCTTCATTTAAGCCAAAGTCAAAGGACGTGGAGACTGAGGGTGGGATTACACTTCATGGTCTTCCGGACATCTTTCCCACATGCGATGGATGCAAGAACGACACTAAAAACCAGACGGCGCACATGAACCCAGGAGGATGTCTTTATGAGGAGGAGTAAAAATGGCGAAACGAACCCCAATAAAAAATAACCAAGCAAACCTGACATTTCGGTGTCGGATAAAATAAAATAGACATTGCATAGCGTTGCAAAATGGAATCCGTGGATAGCCCTACGCAACGCATTCGTTTTAGTGTTGAGCATTTGTTTATGGTTGTGATTCCTTTACTTGTTAAGATGGGGTATGGTATGGATGTAGCCCAGTGTGCTACTCTTTCGCATGAAACATTTCTTCACAAAGCCCGTGTAGGCATCTTAAACGAAAGCTCATATCCTACTGTCGAGCATGCACTTCTTATTTCGCCATACACAATACGCCAGGAAAAGGCTATGAAGTTTTTTCCACCAACAACTGCATTTTTCATGCTTCGAGGTGCATATCTGGAGTTCTTCGACGGAGGTAATGTGATCTGCATTCAGAAATTCAAGCGCCATGTCAGGCACCGTATGGCATTCATAAGCAATTCTCTATGGACCACTCAAACTGAAGGTCCAATTCACTTTGTGCCGCAATCTCCATTCGACGATCATCCAAATGTAGAGCAAGTACCACTTGACCATTGTATGGTCTCTCTACCTCGTACTTCGTTACTCCTTGACGGGGATGGTGAAGCATCAGTTGATTTTGACCCGATTTTTCTCATCGAGACCGAGAATTATTCAAGATACTACTCAATGACAATCATTTTCGATGTTATTCATGACGAAGTCTTTAATGATCATAAAGGCCTGCGCAAACTTTTCGCGATACGTGATTTTCTTTCGCCTGTCTCTTCGATTCATTGGAAAGACTATAAGAAACAACTCGCATATGCATTTGACATGTACTCCTCGGTTTTTTCAACGACCATCATAAATCGCCGATATTTGAGCGAGCCATATTTCTCCGAAGTCAATGCCCAGCCACGCCCCCGAGAAGATATCGTACAGTGGAGGACGCCCTGGGATCCTGTTCTCGGAACAAGGATCGACGTCTTTTCATTCATGACATGCATAGCACAAGCTCAAGAAAACAGGTCAAGGACTCACACAATTGTATCACACTATCTATGCGATGGATTTCAAGTACTTTTCGACGAAATTAATCAGATGAAGACAAGGTATTCACAGTACCCTGGATCTCCGTACAAGGATCAAACGATAAGCCAATCTCTAGAGTACAAGTTCCCGATTGGCGTTTCTCCACTTCATTACTTGGTCAATGGCCAGTTTCTACAGCCTTTAAAGCTTTGGTTTCGATGTGCCAACTTCCCGCCAGATAAATTCTTGATTAATCGTCTCTACACAAATGTACCAGGAACGACACCGACAACCCCCATGCAATACGCCCGTTGCTTGTTTCATAAATATTTTGACGACCCAATCATTGACCCAACCCTCGACTCCCTATGGGTCATAGTTCGCAATGTGGCCTTCGTAGAAACATCGTATTTCAGGGACCTCTTCGACATCCTATGGCTTTTGTACGAGAAGGGTGGAGTCGAAGCATGCGAAACTGGATATGATTACAATGAGCATCTCACCATGTCTGATCGTATCGCCGCGCAAGCATTCGGTATTAAAACGACACACTATCGTACTCATCTTAACGAGTTTGGTCATGAATTCCTAAAAAAATCACCTGTCTGCAATCGCATGACAGCTCCAAAGTTTTTTGGGTGGCTTCGTACTGATTATGACAGGCGCGAGAGAGATCTTGCGCTGAGAGAGTCAATTGAAGAGATGGGCTATTATTCTGCGTAAAAATAGTCACATGTAATCACATAATCGGATTACAATGCTTTCGATTTCACCGCAGCGCTCGAAATTCAAGAAGGAAGACAATATACTACCTCTTGCTGTAATCTACGGACCAAAGGGAACTAGGGATGGTGATCTTTTAACGTTGCAAGGCAATCGATCCTCTTCAGGGCCCATCGAACTTAAAGAGGGGGAACGGTTCGCGCTTGAACCGACGCACGACCCTGAGGGAAGAGATGTGATCATGGTCGGTGGTAAGAGTGGAAGTGGGAAATCGTACATGGCAAAGAATTTTATCAAGCGATACAAGAGCCTATGGCCTCAACGAGAAGTTCGTCTCGTGTCTTATCTACAAGAAGATGTAACAATTGATGAAGCAAAGGGAGTCGATCGAATTGATCCAGAGACATGGGTCGACGATCCCCCGGAACTCGATTATTTCGGCGAAAGTTTGCTTGTCTTGGACGACATCGAAGGCTTTGAGAGGTCAAAGAAGGAAGTCTTTCAAGCAATTCAGCGGGTCGTTGATATGGTGGCATCAACCGGTCGCCATGCAGCAGCTTCAATTCTCAACTCCTCTCATCTCTTGACCGACTACAAGCGAACACGTCTATGGCTCGGAGAAAGCAACCAATTTTGTGTATTTCCTAACGGCGCGAGTCTCAAGCAGTTGAACAATTTGCTTGGGTCATATGCTGGAGCTGATGCACGAGAAATCAGGAAAATGAGATCACTTCCCTCTCGGTGGGTGTGTCTGCGAACTTCGTATCCCCCAGTTGTTATTTTCGAAACCGGGGCATATTTATTGCATGACGATAAACGTGCGCGCGATGCAAAGCGAACAAAAAAGGACGGCAGTGGATTGTTCAAGCAACACGATGAAACGCCCGCCCCTGAAAAAGCAAGTGATTCGGAGTCGTCTAGTTCTGAATCTGATTGAAACTCATTTAGATACTGTCCCCGCTCTCCACGCTGATTGGGGACACAGGGCTCAAACACCCAGTACGCCGAAGGCGAGCACCCTTACGTTGCCACGGCGCCTCCGAGACTGGGGCCTCAGGGTCTGCAACCGCTGGTTCCCAGTCTGAGTCATCCTCATCACTGTTAATAGTGTTGTTTTGGTCAGGAAATGCCACGGAGAAGAGCGGGTCAGCACAGAAGACACACCTAACCTTGAGACCAACATCCATCTCCTGAAGACCAGGAAGATTAGGGATGCGGATGGGTGGAAGTGGGATCTCACATTCAGTTGCGATCTGCGCGACTGGGGTCTTTTCCTCCTCCTCTTCGACCTCTTCTTCCTTGTCATCTTTCACCTCTTCTTCCTTGTCATCTTTCACCTCTTCTTCCTTGGCGTCGTCAAGACCGGTCCCCTCCATCTCTTTTGCAATCTGTGCATTGCGCTCAGCAAATGAGATGCCAATGGAGGCCCGCACTACGGACTCTGCGAGGCATAGCACGATGGTTCCCATTGCAACGAGGACCACTGCTGCCACACACAGAATCCACGAATCGGGATTCATCATTTTATAATTTCGATTATTGATATCTTCTGAGTGTCGATCGACGATGGCAGGTAGTGGACTCAATCCGTTCTTCAATGCAAGTCGTCAGGGACTTAATGATTTTGAGGTCCTAGACAGACTTGCCAACAATGATTCGCGTTCTCAACGTACTACAAATCATCTTTACGCACTTATCAATGCAAGGAATGCAGGAAAGCAGCTCACACTCCAGGCTCAAGCGGTCATGTTTGACGTCGAACGTGCCCCAGGAGCCATCCCACCCCCCTCTCAGGGAGTTCAGGCCTGGCAGGAACTAAACGAGACCAACAATGCGATTAAAGGTGTTGATAACCAACCAGCAAAGCTTGACTACCAAGGATGGCACCAAGCCATTGGTCTGCCTTCTGCAGCTGACCAGCTTTTCATTGATAACGTCAGGATCAAGGATAAGGAAGCACGCATTGAAGATCTTCGTTCCCTCCAAATCCCTGGAAATATTCTTCGTTCGGGTGTTTCCCAGACTGCCCAGAATCTTACCGGGCCGATCCTTAACACACTCCGCACGATTTACCAGATTCTTACAACTCCAGGCTCGCTACCTCCAAAGGAAACGCCGAACCAGGGGTCTGTATTTCAGAATCACCAGGTTATGGCAATCGAGCGTATGTCTGCTGCTGCATATGCTTCCTTGATGGCATATGGACATTTGCTCACTGTTGCAGATATGGATGTGATTGCCTCTGAGGCTCACAAGATCTCAAATCCAACAAACCTCCTTGTTCCGGGGTGGTACCAGATGCCTGGAAATTCCCAATATGGCCCAGATCTTACACGCATGCGCCAGCTTATCCAGGTTATCGATGGACTCCTCGGTGCTGCCAAGAACCGTGTTGGATCAGTATACGAGCAAAGGGCTCCTACGCAAAACCCTGGAGCTGGTGGCTTCTTTATGGATCGGATTGATCCAATTGTCGGCCCTCTTGCTCCTATGCTCGTCAATCTCGGTGCTCAGATTGATCGGATCCAATCCGGAACTGCCAGCACCACAGATTATGCGCGGGTCGCGTCAGCGGCAGCAGCCGCAGGCGCAGCAGGTCTCGCCACAAGCCTATTCCCTATGCAGGCTCTCGGAGCCGCTGCAGGTGGTCTTGGCGCCTTCTTGCTTGCCCGCCAGGGCCAGGGAAAGCGCGGTGGTGCTGCAGAAGAAGACGACGAGATACCTTCGTCAATGGCTCCTGTACCCTCACTCTTCGAGGGCGACAGACCATCTGGACCATTCCAGCCCCAGGCTCCTTCTGGAATGTCCATGCAGGACCCAAGGCTTACTCTCGCATCAACTGGATCTCAACAGGCTGTCAACTCATTGCCAGCTCCATCATCCTCTGCTGCTGGAGAAAACACGGGTCTTACAATTCTCGAGCCATCTGGTCCTACGCTTATGCGCACTGTCGCTCGCCCTTCGTTTTCGTTTCCCTCAACTCTTCAGATTACGCCTACTCTACTCACTGGAGCGTATCGCACACTTGCAGATGGTACTTTTGCTGAAGTTCCTCAGCAAAATAAGCCACCTGTCACTCTTTCTACAAATCTACCCCAGATTAGTGGAACTGTTGAGACTGGAACGCCCCCAGAAACTAAACCAGATACTGCACCTGAGGGTCTTGAGGCATACAAGACAGCCGCAGACATGACATCGCTTGCGTGCGCCTCTCTACTCTCTCACCCTGGATATTCTCCTAAACAGAAGGTGGCTCATGTCTATTTGATGAATCACATGATCGCATCCGGAGCAATGCCAGACCAAGAAGAAGAGGTTGTGGATGAGAGTGCCCGTGGAGGAGCCAAATCCAACTTTGCGCAACTAATCCCTGGAGCTGCAGACGCTGATAGCAAGAGGGACAACAGGGCCTTTATGACTAAAGCCCTGACGATGCTCGGGTCTGCAGTTGGAATCGCAGTTGGAACACCTGCAGCGATGAGGTACCTCTTTCGCTACGGCCCTACTGACGCTAACAAAGTCGCACATCAGCCAACTGCAGGGGTTGATCCATGGGCTCAACTGAACAATAAACAAACAACCGAGAATTTTGGCCATATGTCCTATGCAGTGGCTGACAATCTTATGTCTAAGGCACATAATGAGGCAAGTGAGAGGGCCAAGTTTACAGCGAAATCGTTCAATGATGCCATCAAGGATTTCGCGGAAGCTCCCTACAGTTCAGTCGCTAAAGCATTAGCCCAAGAAGCATATGCATGGGCAACCAAGTATCATCCTGAAACTATGGTTGGCATACTGAAAGAGTACCAGCCTGTATTGGAGGAGAAGATGAAACTTCAAGCTAAGAATACCGAACTTTCCCAGCAAAATGCACTTGAGGAAATGAAGGGGCGCCTTAAAACTGACGTTGAGATGACCAATGCCGCAGCCAGTGCCGCTACATCCAAAGCACAGGCTGAGTGGTCGAGATTCTACAATGGACTGTATGGTCACCTTTCTGGTATAATGAGCCCAATGACTCCTATTGCAAATGGTGCATACACACTGGCTACCGACACAGTTCCAAATGCTGTGAGCAACTATCTCGAAGCCGGTAAGGATGCCTGGGAAAATGTAAAGAAGGCAATCGCAGATGGCGCTGCTCTTGAAAACAAGGCGAACGAATTCGACCCAGCAACAATTGCATTAATAGAGGGCTTTACGAAAAAGCCGCTTGAAGGCACGACTGATAGCTTTTTCCCTGATTATTTGGCTGGTGATCCTACCCAGATGAAGGAATACTATAAGAACTATTGGAGTTATTTTGGCACTGATGGTTTTGATGAGTATCTTGCGAACCGGACGCGCATTAATGATCTTCTCGCTCAGTCACGGGCATTTTTTGCAGAACACCCGGAAAAGGCAGAGGGGCGTGATCTTTCCGCTGTGGTTGGATTTGGAAAGCCTAAGACGGCGAGAAAGGCTCAGAAAATCATTGGAGGTGATAAGCAAGTCGCAGCAGAGGCGATGGCAGAAGCTCAAGATGATCAACAGCATAACGAGGAGGGAGTACAGGAAAACACAACGGATATACTTGCTTCGATGACTGGATCACACCGCGTTCCAACTGGCGGTGATGGAGGCAATTTCGCCGAAACAATTGCGGCAAATGCAAGGGTCTTTAACTTTACTCCAGCACTCAATGAGTTCATGGACGAAGTCAAACAAGAATATGAGAAGATCGTCTCAAACAAGGAATCGTCTCCTGGCGGTATCCCAGCTGACAGTGACAGCTACTACATGAGCGCAATTCAGAAGGCATGCATGCGTGTCGCAGTTTCAGGTCTGAACTCTGGAACTCATTTGGTCAGCCATATCCCTAGCTTGCCTCCACCGATGCGTTTGGAGCCAAATCCCTTGGTGCCTGTGTCCGGAACACCGGGGATGACTGGGCCTAGTGATGGCGTGCCACTACCCAATGCTGCATACGAGGAAGTGGCAAAGGCTGAAAATGGACAGTTTGCCTCGACTCCAGCTCCGGGTGCTCCTCAGGGACAGAAAGCGTTATTGGAGGCAGTCCAAGCCCTCAATCTACAACCTGGTGGGCATATTATGCAGGGAATTCCGTCGAGGGTATCGAACGGGATTACTTCTGATATTGATATGGCAGCGGAGGCAAGAGAGCAAGCCGCATTGGCTGAATTTCAGAAGCGTAAGAATGAACAGACGGCAGCGGCAGCAACACAGGCACTGCAGACAGACAAGGTGGCTCTTGATGCGATCACGAATCAACCACCCCCACCACCTCCTCCTGAAGAAAACGCTGAAGATGATGAAGAGGAGAAGATGGAATCACCGAAAGAGGAGGCACCTCCTAACGCCGTGGAAGCATTCAAGCCACCTAAGCAACCGATGCCAGGACTTAGGGACATACTTGATGCGCTTCGTGGGGCTTTTCGGGAGGACGAGGAAAAGAAGGGCCAAGGACGTGGGACAAAGCGCGCGCCTAGTGCTTGGTCTACACTCGTCAAGGAGACTTACCATGAGCTGAAGAAGGAGAATCCTTCGATTACATTGGCTCAGGCCGCGCAGGTTGCTTCTAAACGACGCAAGACTGGAGAAGGAGTAAAACACGGGGGTAATATTGTCACTGATCTGTGGAACAAGGCTACGAATGAACTTACAAACAAGGATTCGATTCTGAACAAGGCAACGGGTAATGTGGCTGGCAAAGTTTCGAACGAGCTTTACAACACGGAATCTGATCTTAATAAGGCTACATGGAATGCAGGAAAGAATCTGACAACTAATCTTCTTGATCCGCTTAATTCTACGGTCAGGGATGTCGTTGCAGCACCTGTTGATATTGCAGAGCATGTATACCAAAAAGGCAAGGAACTCACTACAGATTACATGGCAGAAGGAGTTGGCTCCGATGTACTTGACCCACTTACGATGGTTCAGATTTGTCAGGCTGCATACATGACATCAAGTGGAAAGGAACCCCCTAAGCAGATTGGAGAGTGTATGTTTGTGACAGCTACTCCTTACGATGTTCTCTACCGTCTCCCATCTGGAAATCACGTCGTTGGTGTGCGAGGCACTGTTTTGACTGATCCTGGTGATCTTGAAGCCGACCTGTTGCGTATCGTACCTTCAAATCTATCACACAGTGCTAGGTATGCAAGGGACCGTGATACTGTAATTGCATGGAAACAGACACACCCCTCAGCCTTTTACTATGCGACTGGACATTCACTCGGTGGTGCGATTTGCGATGAGCTTATCAAGGCGAAGCTTGTCAGCAAGGCATACACTTTTAACCCCGCGGTGCAGACAACTGACTTCCTCACAAACCTGCCGAATACGCGACTCTATTCGGATAAGGATCCGCTGTACATCTTGATGGGGCAATTCACTCGTGGTTCTCACGTCCGTAAGACGAAGGACAATGTGACTGGATTGATGAAAATAATGGACAATTATACCCAAAAAAGTGTTGATACCTTTATGAGAAAGCATACAAGTGGATTAATTGGAAACCCATTTCCCGCCGGTGTTTTGGAAACAGCCATGTCTCATCAACTTCACAATTTTAAAGATCTTGGGGGTCTTCCTGTTGGGTATGGCAAGAAGGGCGGTGCCCTTTTTGACGACATCAAGAATCTAGCTGGAAAGGTTACCAATGAGTTCACGAATCCTGACTCACTGCTTCGCCAAACTCCAGGCAAAATTACAAATGAGTTCGTGAACCCAGAGTCTGTCCTGAACAAGGCAGTGGAGTCTACAGTTACAGGTGCTCTTGATTCCCTGTCAAACACGCTAGACTATTGGACAGCACGGCAGTACAAGCCCTCGACTGCTGCTTTCATGGCAAAACACGGAGGAGAACAACTTGCAAACCTCAAGATTCGTCGCTATCCGGTTCCCGCGTACATTGATAAAGCCTTTAACCTTGTTTCTGCGGGTAAGTGGGGTGAGGCGAAGAAGAATGCAAGCTATGACGATTTTTTCCATCTTGGGATCATTATGGATAATAAGTACGTCTTTGAGAAGAATGCGAGTCTTAACTTTTTTGAAGGTGTTGATCATTTCCCTGGTGAGATGTTCATGGATGTCGTGAAGAAGATTCCCAAGGGTCTTACAATTGGAATTGCGATGGAGAAGACACGCGCTGTGATTGGTAATGAAGCCTTTTTCAGGTATGACCCGTTCAACAACAACTGTCAGAATTTCGTGGGTGTGTTTTTGGGTGTGAACAATCTCGACACGCCTGATTTGGACGCTTATATTTTTCAGCCTGTTGATGAGGTTCTTAAGAATGTTCCTTCTTATGTTCCTGCTTTTGGACGTACGCTTACTAATTTTGGTGCATTTTTTGGTATGGGAAAGAAGAAGAAGTCTAAACGTCGCGTTTAATTGCTATGTTTTTTTTCTTCCTCTTTTTGTTTCAGCTTCGAATCTCGAAGATCTCGGACGTATTTTCGTTTCAGCCCACGAATCTCGAATCTCGGAAGTGACTTAAAGGTTAATGTCCTGGGCGTTTCGGATCGATCTCGATTCCTTCTTATAAGTCACTTCCGAGATTCGAGATTCGTGGGCTGAACGCAAAATACGTTTGAGATCTTCGAGATTCGGGGTCGTCTCTTGAGATTCGAAATTTATTCGCCATTTTCTGTTTTTAACCCTAATCCTAACTTAGTCTATCTAGAACGTTTGGTTGTGGACACACGACACGATACAATGCCTCGTAAAGCTCGTAAAGTGGACACGGCAGCTCTACGTTTGCTCGCACGTCTCGGTGGGGCAAAGAAACCAACGCCTAAGAAGAACATGGGCGTTACAATGAGGAAGCTTATCAAGATGGATAAGGGGCACACTGGCATCGGTCCTCACCCGTCTACGAAGGCTTTGGTTGAGGGGATGATTGGTCCCATTCAGGCCCAGCTGGAAACCGCTCTTCGTCGTGGATATCCCGAGGTTGCAGCACAATACCAGGATCAAATCAACTCTCTTCTCGCGACGCTCCACAGTTAAGTACACAGACTACACACAAACGTTTAAAATGGAGTTTGCTATGCTGATTCGTCCTATGACGCAGCGTGCAGTGGTGAGCCATGTTGCGAAGATCGAGCGTCAAAAGGAGATTGAAATTCAACTCTACATGGAACAACTCCTACCCCAATTCACGAAGAAGTTCTTTGATGACCTCATGGAAGAGGAGGACAGAAAGACTGTGATCACGGTGAACCACGAGGGCATGGCGCAGCCTGTCACAGTCGAGTGGCTGCATCCCGTCATTGCTGGCATCGGCCCAGGCTTTTTCCAGGTCAAGGCTCCCCGCATTAAGCACGGCCTGAATGGCAACATTGACACGCTTGTCCAGGAGAAGGTTCGTGCATTCCTTCGCGAGCGCGGCTGGAAGTGCTGGTGGACTACAGACGGCTTTTGCTTTCAGGATGCCCTGGACTTTGAGCTCGTCGAGCGTGGCATGAAGCTGTTTGCGTGCTACAGGGGCGAGGGTGCCGGTGATCTGTTGCTGAGCGACTCCTGAAACCATCGAGTCAAAAGAGGACATAACATCTTGTATTCTGGTTGTAATTCCTCACATGAAATTGCTAAGCATGCCTTTAACCCCTGAAAATCTGATTCCTTGTGAAATTTGGCCGCTGTTGTGAGAAGTTGAACTGCCTTTGGGCTAAACTTCAGAAGTTCCTGCTTCGCTTTCTCTCTTCTCTCCTTTCTGGATATTAACGATGGGGCTCGTTGTCGTTTTTTGGTCTCTAGATGATTCACCATTTTTCTCGGGTAAAGGGGTGGCCGGGGTGGTGTCGATGTCGATGCTTGCATCGAGTTGTCGACCGCAACACTTACTTCGGATCCGATGATGGTTGACAGCTTTGTACACTTGATAAAGAATGGCCAAAATCGCGACACTTCCAACACTAACCCCAGAAGTTTGAAGGACTGAAGAGTCCATAGTAAAGATGGATGATACAAAATTTTTTACTTGGATTGACTCTTCGGATGCAATCTCACCCAAGACTAAGCAATCCTATCGGAAGCACTTGCGTTCCTTGAAGTCGCACTTTCCTGGGACTGATATAGCTACGATTCTTCAACGACCCAGTGCGGTCCAGCAATTGCACATATCTGATTCGCTGAAAAGCGCTTATGCAACTGTCGTCCTTTCGCTGTACAAGCGCGCAAAAGAAAACGGAACTCCTTTGGATCCAAAGCACTATGATGCGTGGAGCAGGGTGCAATCACAGGCGTATGACACATATCTAAAAAAGGTTGAATCGAATGCTCTTACCCGCGAGGAGTCTGAGAACTGGGCATCATGGGATGAATGGAAAGATATGGACGAGCTTTTGTCTAAAGTGGAGCCTGGATCACCAACCCAGCTTCTAGTCGCATTTCACGTCAGAATAACACCTCTTCGTGGGGGTGATCTGACCTATGTTCGCTTCTGCAATGATAAAGATTGTGATAAGATAAAGGGTAACATTATAACAAATATAACAAATTCATCTCCTTCTGTGATGTACATTCGTGAACACAAGACTGCAAAGACATACGGCACGTTAACTCGCGAGATCCCCGACGATTTAAAGAAGGAGGTGCGTATGTCATACTTTAAAAATCCCCGTGAGTTTCTCTTTGTTCGACCTGATGGTAAGGGATATACTTCAACTTCTGCATTTATCGATTGGAAGCGAAATGTATTTAGACGTCTATTTGATCGCAACGTCACAACAAATTCAGCTCGTCATGCGTATGTATCAAGTGGAGACTTTAACACGTTGTCTGTTGCTGAACAAAAGCAGAGGGCTTTGGAGATGGGGCATTCGTTCACAACTCACCACGATTACCGAAAACTCACATAAAATGGATAAAACTAAACTCAAGCGCATACTTGCAAAAATTGCAGACTCTGAAATGCAACGTATGCGCGATACTATACAGAGTCACCTTGGGTTCAAAGCATTCCATGTGCAGGTCTTTAGCACTCCCGAGCGTCATGCAGTGTATGAGCAAGCCGAGCTTCGTGATCCTGATGAGGCTCCTCCTGAAGAGATAGAGCCACCGCCTTGGTCCTCTAGCGCATCCAAAGAAAAGAGAGAGGCGGCTCTGGCTGCTTGTAACCACCCTCTAGAATTTTATAAGAAGGTACTTTGCAAGTCAAAAGAGGAATGTGAAAAGGAGATCTCGTTCCCACAAAAATCGGCTGGGTGGTTGAATGCACGCAGTTACGCAATCACCGGGAGTGACTTTTCATCTGTCGTGTGTCGCAATCCATACAAGAGTTCAAAGAAGTTTCTTGCTGGCAAAGTCGGATCTCAAGTACAAGAGGATAACAAGTATCAAAGTAAGTATATGCAATGGGGAGTTGATCACGAGAAGCATGCAGATGAGGCGTTTCGCGAGTCTGTTCTTGATGTCTTTTGTACATCTTCATACCTTATTGAGTATCCTAATCTGTTCAAGCACGTTGACGCCCAATGGATTGCTGCATCCCCAGATGGGGTCTTGACCTACCACGACGAGGATGGAACTGTGCGCGTGGAGCTTTTGGAATATAAGGCACCGGCATATGCTCGTCATTCGCCGACGTATCCATATGAAAAGCACGAGGGGAATGTTCCTCCTCACTACTATGATCAGATACAAGGGACGATGTGGTTAATGCGAAATTACGACGTGTATCCGAATGGTCGGTCTGTACAGGGCACTTATTTCGTGGTATGGCAGCCTCACGCCCTTTCAGTTATCTACGTTCCATATGCAGAAGAGTATGCAACTCAATTGACTTCGTCTGTAAAGAAGTTCTATCTAGAAACCTTCATACCTGAATGCATGAAAGAGTTGAAACGCCCCGTTTAAGGACCACTACTGGGATCAACCTGCTTATCAACCTCCACTGCGGACACAACAACCGGGACCTCCTCCATTGCCTTCGGTTCCTCCTCCTTCTTTTCTTCCTTCGATTCCTTCTCCTCCCGTTTGGCCTTCTTGCCTCCGTGGCCGAACTTTCCCTTGACGGGTTCATATCCTGCCTTGATTAGGTACTGAAGAGACTTGAAACCGGCCGCCTGCTTCTTTTTGGAAACAATTCGTCCATGCTTATTCTTGACTAGATCACTCTTCTTAAGACCACCAGACGTGTGTGTAGCATTACCGTGGAAAACCTGGGCCTTGCTTCCAATAATTTTAACAGAAGATTTCTTGGGCATCTTTACGTTGCGTCACACTGCAATGGAAGACTCTGGAGCGCCTGCGCCTGATATGAAAAGCGTGGCACAATATGCACTCGGCGAGGATGATATTCGAAAAATAGTTCCGGGCGTTAAGATTATTAGTTATCCGGACCTTCAAGGTCAGACGGTCGATTCAGTCCTTGGAAAGGATGGGCTTGCAGCTTTGCTTTTTTTGACAGAGAACCAACAGGAGGGTCATTGGACTAGCTTAATTCGACACGGCCCTCAATTGATCGAGTATTTGGATCCATATGGTTTGCAGCCTGACGGTGACCGGGTGTGGCTCGATCGAAAACAGCAGATCAAGTTGGACGAGGTTCATCCGCATCTTCACAATTTGTTGCAGCCTTTTCAGCGTGGAGGTGGGAGGGTGATTTACAGTACATCGAAGCTTCAGAGGGATGCTCCAAACATAAATACATGTGGTCGCCACGTTGCGGTGCGTATGTTGTACCGTGACACACCATTGTCGACTTACCAAAAGTGGCTTGGTAAGGAAGGCAGTCCAGACGATAAGGTCTGCTCACTTACATATAATATCATTGGAAAGTAGAAATGTCGGGGGGTGTTCCGTACAAGAGAAGTCGCCCGGATGGGACGATTTCAAATATGACGGCGGTGATGGATTCTGACCCGGTCTATTACACTACGACGATTGTGTCAAACCTCTCAAATGACACAGGTGTGCACGGAGCCCCTGCTATCTTTTCGGAGAGTCGAATTGTGCCCATCATCCCAGATGCGTACAATTATGGTGTAAGCCTGGAGTCTCTTCGTGTTGATACTAAGAGTGTCCCGACGTTTATTGCAGATCGCGACCAAAAGTCAAGCGATCCTTCAATTCTAAAACAGGAAATTGGTATTGATATGGTTTGGACTGGGTCTATGTTTCCTTCATACGAAGGCACTGTGGCTGACCCAACGATTGTGTATGTCGGTACATCACCACTTCCATATGCATACAATTCGACTGGAAGTGTAGTGAAGACCAATGCTGCTTCAGAGGCACTTGGCAATCAGGCTGGTGTGCAGGGTATAGAGACATTTTTCCGTATCAATGACCCAAATGGAGTTGAGTGGCAGGGCGCGCCAATCTCGAACTGCACGCTTGCGCTTGTCCAGAGCCAAATGGAACAGTCTCTTGCACGTGCGTTTGGGACCTTTGTAACATCTCCTTTCAATAATACTGATGACTCGTGGCCTGTTGGCTGGAATTCTGACTACTCGGTACTGTCTATCGGATATTCGGGTGCTGCTAGTATCATTCCACTTAACGCGGGGAACCCTGGTATTGGTCCTAACATTGTAGTTGGTGCTCAAATCTATCTAGATAGATTTTTTTACGGTGCTCCAACCACTAGCATTGTCCCACCTTTTCCCGTGGCTCTCGATGGATTCTATATCATCCAAAATTTTTCTTCTATAGCTGTAGGTGCCTCCTTCTTCTACTATGGTATTGAAGTCACAACTTCACTACCACAACAGAAAGCTTTGAGAGATTATGTCGCTTCTGGTGGATCTCTTCCTGACAAATGTACAGCGTCGTTTGAGGATAACTACTGGACCAAATTTTCTGTTGGTCTAACATCAACAAAGCTAAATCCAGCAAACCCAGCTCAGATTAATCTTAATCCTACGGTTCAACAGTCTCACTCTGATATCTTGTACAACCTAACAATTTCGCGAAATATAATATATGGCAATCAGGCCTTTACTGAGATTCATTCTTCGATGAACCTTGACTTCACAAATACATTTACTGCTGGGAATACAATGACGAAAGGAATTTATTTTTCACAAACAGGAATTACTTCCGTCACATATATTACTGCAGCTACCTTGTATCTTGCGCAATACGGGACGCAGGTTCTCGCAAATCTAACGTCATATCCACGAAGTGATCAGTTGTTAACGGCACGAACTCTTGGATTTTCTCCTAATGCCGTGTTTCAATTTGGAAGTCAAAACACAGGCATAATTGGTTCAACCCTAACTCCGGCGGTTCTTCCAAGGACTGTGAATAGGGCATTTGTGGTATCAATGCCTATGACCGCATCAACGCGTCTTCGCTGGGTCACCCAGGACTCTTATGCAGCAACCCGTAATCCAGCACCCTATTCTTCCTACTATTACGGCTACAGTATCCAGAGTTTCCTCGATGATGTCGTGAATCCAGCCTTTGAGCGTGTCCTCAAGAACGATCCAATTGATAAATATTTCGTTACCCCGACACCCCAAGGAAACCAGCCATACCAATGCTTCCAGCTTATTACTAGGGATTACCCAGAGATTAAGACCATCACAGACTTGAGTTTGTCGTCTCAATTGTACTGCAGAACGTACTTTAACTCAGCAAATGCGCAATATTCTCAATTGTCACAGATTGCAGTGTACAACAAACTCACTCAATATATTGCAGGCTTTCCTGTCTTGTCTCCAAATCTCGTGACGAAGGAAATGATGCTTTTCATATCAAATGGACCTTCGAACGAACCTGAGCCACCAAAAACCCCAATTTCAACAGAAGGCTGGCTTTACTGTGGTATATTTCTTTTCAATTCTGTTGTCTTTGATCAGACGTATTTTGTTGGCCAGGCGGTTACGCATGATGGTATTGTTTATACATGCACTACACAAGCTTATGTTCATGACCAAACCGACCTAACTGCAAACTTCACTACTGGATTTATAGCACTTTCTCCTGTAACGTATAAAAACCGAATCCAAAATACATACCAAACACCACCTGAATTGGCGACATCAGCTCCTTCCATTCAAACGAATACGGTTGGAACAGGTGATTATGGCAACACGTTCTCGTTTTATCTCGATGCCTATTCATCTGGATCCCCGTGGTGTGAATCACGTGATCCTGTATTGGCATACTACAGGAATTCATGGGGTGAGGTGAATGGACAGTCTACAATTCCGATACGTGCTGCTACGCTTAACCAACTGGATGAGTTTTCGGGATCTTATGGGAGAAAGTATGATGAATCTATACAGATACACGCCAACACCCAGTTTGTAAATCTATTCAGTGGTTTTAATGTCTACTGCTCGGAATATGTAAATCCGTCAAATGGTGTAAGAACGGCATATTGGTACTACAATTTCAAGATTACACCACAGATGCAACTGACACAGGGAGGCAATGTCGATGGAAGTGGACCGTCTACAGGTATTGGTTTTGACTATAATGTGCAGTATATCCCGTATAATCGCACTAATAACGCGAGACCGTTTACTTGGAGGATTGATAGTTCAGAGACTTCTAGGTACACTCACTGGAATCCTGCTTTAAGTGTTGTTGTGGAGGCACAAGTCTTGTCAATGGAACCTCAACCAAATTCAGAGCCGGTTGTACTTCGCGATAATGATAGCGCTTCTGATAATACGTCTGGGCGAACGAATAAAATCGTTGCCGAGGCATTCCTTGAACGCCATCCATCTGAGGGACCTGTTATTTACTATCCCCAGACTGGCACGAGAAAGGTTGCACTCACCTCTGGACCGGTTGTGAAGTCATTTTCGTATTCTGTCCTTTGGAGGAATCGGTTCACTGGAGAAACTGTTCCACTGCTTCTGTCAAACGGTGGCTCTGTTGTAGCTATTTTTAAGTTTCATGCAAAGTGATCTTGGTCAAAAAATAGATTGACAAATGGCCACTATCGAGAAAGTGTACGTCTACAACCCATCGAGTACACAATGCATTCGAACGCAGCACACTTACCATTTTGATATCTTCCATTTACAGAGCCGTGTACGACCCGCGCCTCGTGCAGACGCCGCCGGTCTATGGTGTTCAAAAGGGCGCACTGAGCATCTCGACGTCCCCGTTCTCTGCACTGTCTGCCAACTCTACGCAGCACACGTACCAGATCCTTGTCCCCTCGCTGAACGTGTTCGTCGACCGTAAGATCGTATGGAACACCGGTGTCTTTATCCGTTCGGCTGTATGCCCTACGATTGCAGGTGAAATTGGGTTTCTTAACACCACCGGTTCCTCTGCGTCGATTGATATGATTCAGGGCTGTGACCCTCGCACGGAGCAGTACCGCCGCACGCTGTTTGCACACCAGCTCGGTCCGGTCCCGATTTCGTCCACGGCGCCTCAAACTTCTCTTTATCCCAGGTATCCTGGTGATTATTATGAGTTTGTATGCCCGGGCACGAACTTTAACCTCAGCCCGTTCCCGCTGCAGACGCTGTGCAATAACATGACCTGCTCGATTAACGATTGCAGTGTCGTGACGAACGGCGACACGCTTCAGGAGCAGATCCTGCTTTCTAACACGCGCATGACCCAGCGCATCCGCACCACGCCTTCCAAGTTTGATCAGTATGCGTGGACGCAGGACGATGTGCTCTCAGGGAACGGTAACATGTCATCATTCACAAATGCAAAGAGCGCGGTTGGTGAAATCCCGACGGGTGCGTGGCCTATTTCATTCCAGAATCCCCAGACTGGTGTCCAGCTTGGTCAGTTTGGGTCTTATGTTGATCCAATCAACGGCCACAACGTCTACTTTGTGAACGGCCGTCCGGTCCTCGTGCCGGGAGGCGTGCCAGAAATTGCCCAGCTTGTCACTCTAGCATCGCCACCAGCGACGGGTCCGGGTAATGGCGCGTTTACAATTGCATCTTCTGGCGGCGTTATCCCAGCTTCAAATCAGAGCCCACAGACGTTCGTTCTGAACATCACACAAACGGCTGGTTTGACCTTCTGGCCGGGTCTCCCGCCTATCACTGCATCAACAAACGCAACTTCAAATCTCCCTATTGTGTTCATGCTTTCTGGCGTTGGTATGGACAATGTTCATTTTCTTGCGACGAACGTGGTCTGCAGTGCTGGAGCTCTTGCGGTCACGTTCCAGATGGCACAGCTCAATACCGGAGGAGTGCTATCGTACCCTTCGGCGTGGACTGGTTCTAACAACACCGCCACGGGAGCTGCTGCCTTTAATGGAACGGGTATCGCAAATGCTTATGGCGGTCTTGTTACCACAATCCTCCTTCCGCAGTCCGTGCAGATCCTCTCCACTCTCCTCGGCCAGGTCACTCCGGATGGTGTTTTGATCCAGGCCACGAACTGCAAGGTCCCTACTGAGATCTCCTTCCAGTACACTGTTGCCGAGCCCATTGTCATGAGCCCGTTTATCTGGCAGGATCCTCTCGAGCTAAACACAGTTGGCCTCTATGGATGCACGAATATCCAGTTCGTTATGAACCTCCAAGCCCCGTCGCCGGCTTGCCAGGTTGTTGCCGCTACGGTACCTCTCCCCGCATACGCCCCTTACTGGCAAGCTAGGCTGGGTTGTGACTATCCAAGCGGTGGAAACCTTATCCGGTGCTCTGGAATTACTGGAGCGTTTAGCAATGTTCGTCTGATCCCCCCGAACAATACCGCATCTACGTATGGACCGTTCACCTCCCCGCGTCTGTTGGTTCAGTTCTTGACTCCGGGTCCTGATATCAGCCTCCCTCTGATCAGCAACGTGCCATACACCGAGTTTCCTCGCTATTTTAAGCAGGACTCGCTTTCCACGCCTACATCCATCCAAAATACGGTCGCTAGTCAGACAATCACCCTGTCCTCAATCCCAGATGTTTTGATGGTGTTTGTCAAGACTCGCAAGCGCTCCCAGATGCAGAATGAGACTTACTACCCTATTCGTGGTGTGCAGATCACGTTCGACAACTTTAGTAACTTGTGTGCAAACATGACACAGGACCAGTTATACCAGGCGTCCGTCGAGGCTGGTCTTGACATGGACTGGCATACTTGGCGTGGGTACACTAACTCGACGACGTCTGTTCTTCAAGGTGGAAACATTGGGAGGGCCTTTACCGATTTGCCCGACGTCGACATCACCGGCACTCCACTTTTATTCAACACTAGTGGACTCCCAAGGCCGATTTCTTCATCTTGTTACAACACGGCTGGGACGTATGCTCCCATTGACATCTCGAGCGATGCTAATAGCGTCTGGCCTTCTACCTATGGAGCATCTGCTGGTGGTCTGAACAAGTTCTCGCCTAAGCGTGCAACGCAGCTGACGGGTGGACCGCTCATGCTTCGCATGGGTCAGGATATCTCACTGAGCCCTGGTCTTGCTCCGGGTACGCTGGGTAACTTCTCTCTTCAGGTCAACCTTGTCCTCGATAACCAGTACGGATTCTTCGATGCATACCCTGATTTCCAGATGACGATCATCGCAGTTAACAGTGGATACCTTGAGACCGTTCGCGGCCAGAGCGCGGTCCGTAAGACGATCCTTAACATGGCCGATGTTGAGGCTGCGCATGCCGATTCGGGTCTCACGACGACGAGTCTGCGTCGTCTTGTTGGTGGTGCTATGCCATCTCTTGCACACCTTGGTAACTTTGCAAGCAAGCTGGCTTCGCAGGTGGGCGGCCCTGCCCTCGGAAATCTCGTAAAGCGCATGCGCCCGGGTAGTGGTCTGTAAATAAATGTCACGAATTTTGTAATTTTCATTTGATTAAGAATCCAACACAACTTAGGGTTAACTATTAGAGTTAGAGTTTTATAAGATTAGGGTTATTT